TTACCAGTCCGTTCACGGAATCAACGCCACAAATCACCGTTAGTTCACAATCGCCTTAAAGCTATGTCAGGGCTTGGTTTACGCTCTGTTAAGATGGCTAATCAATTCAATGATATGTCATCGATCTTTGGTATTTTAGCTACCTGGTGGCTACTTGGGCTACCTTCACAATCTGGATTAACAAGAAAGCGAAAAGAATAGACGCCTGCCACATCAACGTTTCTGGACGATTTGAAAAGAAACGCAAAAAAATCCCCCGGCCTGCTTAGCAAGTCGGGGGAATTGTATAGCACAGAGGTTTACATCTGTGCTAACTTCCTTAATTATATCATATTATTTAAAAGTCCCAAAGGCTTCCTTCGTCTTGGCGTCACGAGCAACCATATATGCGTACTGCCCGTTACCACGTGGTTGACGAATCCACACGTACCCATCATGGTTGGACCAAGCATCATACTTAACCACTGAGCCAGCCGGAAGCGTGGTAATCTTGGCGGATGTCGTCTTAGCGCCCCAGCGTAAGTTGATGGCCTGGTTACTAGTAAAGGCCCCATCCTCATTATGCCACTTATCGCCAAGTACGTCCGTCCAGACTTCACCAGCAGCTGGTACTGCTTCCTTCACTACTGGTTGTGGAGTAGTCGATACGGCTTGCTGATTGCCCGTCAGAATGCCCTCGAAGTCATAGCTCATATCCACACCACCATAGCCTGGAATGTTGTACTTGGAGCTGAACTGCCAAATATCTACATCATCAACACCTGGTTGACTAGAGCCATAGTTAGCAACCCAATTGATTCCCATAATTGACGTGGATAGGCGTCCAGACCAGTACCAGGATGCCATCCCGTAAGCACCAACTAACGAATAACCTGCGTCCTGTACGGCTTGTAAGAAGGCATTAGTGTCACTGATTGCCGGATTCCGGTTGGATTGGCTTTCCACGTCCGCTAACATGTAGGAATCAGAGCCTAAACTGAACCGCTTAGCTTGCTGGATAAACCACTGGGCCTCTGCTTGAGCGTCTGTCGTTCCAGCGTACTGGGCAAAGTGGTAGGCATGAACCTTGAGCCCAACCGCCTTTGCATTGTTGATCTGGGCTTGTGCCTTCGGACTGACATATGCCGTACCCGGATTAGATCCTTCCGTCAGCTTAACGATCACAGCCTTTACACCGGCATTTTTTGCCGCCTGGAAAAACTCCAGAGTATCTGGTTGATAGGACGATACGTCCATCACTAAGTCATAGCTTACCATTAGCCTACTGCCTCTTCTTTCTTATTATCTTTACCAGTCAATGACGACTTCTCGTAAGCCGCCTGTACAGCCGTCTGAGCCGTTTCAGTGGTAACCTTGTATCCCTGCTTTTCCATTACCGTCATCGTTTTGTTAACGGCACTAGCAAACTTCTGGGTACCGGTCTGGTTACTGGATACCAGGCTAGAAACCGAAGCGTCCGCTACCGTCTCTAGTAATGCCCATAGTGCCTTTGATTGCTCGGTGCTAGCGTGGGCTTTCTTATCGTCCAGGTACGGTCTCAGGTACTTCCAAGCAAAAGAAAAGAGCGCTACAAGCGCCCCAGATTGGATTAACCATTCTGCAATATCATTAATTTCCTTCATTTATCCTTCTCCTCTAAATTCTTTAAGCGCAAATGATCATTTGACAGCCATTCTCGGTGTTGCATAATTTCTTGCTGCATTATCTCTAGTTGATGACTTTCTTTTTCGTGATCTCGTTTAATCGTGTCAAGAGTTATATTGACCTTGATCATAGTCTCCTTTAGCCCCTCAATAACTTCTGATAACTTCTGAAAATCACCCCTAGAGCTGTCTTGTGCAGTACGACTTACACTTGATCGGGTGTAAGTAGCAATCACCCCAATCAAAGTAAAAATTGCTACCCATTCTCCCCAGTCAAAGCCGAAAGGTCGATGCATATCCATTTCTCACCTCCTCACCAAAATTTTGGGTAAACAAAAAGCGCTCAATCAGTATCTAAAACTGATGAGCGCTGGCGGTTGCTACTTGAACAGTCGCTTAATTAATTTTTTAACGTGCTTATTAGGCACGATGACGATTAAAAGGAACCAATGTCCCACAGGAGTCACCTCCCAGTGCACACGGTTTAAATGGGAGCTACCCACTCGGTGCGCAAGAAATATTGTATCACAAATAGAATGTGATATAATATAGACATGATGATTAGAAGGCCGGTGCGCAAAACGGTGTTGAGGTAGCTCCTCACTTACCGAACCGGTTGGGGCGCTTAATAGGCGCTCTTTTTGTTTGCTCGCAGTTTAATGCTGCGGGCTTTTTTGTTTACGTTTGTATAGTCGGCTTCATGACTTAGTAACTGACATTTCTAGTTTCTTTACTCGCTCAATAAGTGCATTGATATCACCTTTAGACGCATAGGTCGCCAATGCTGATACATCAGCTTTGTTGGAAATCAAGCTGTCAACTTGTGCCGCCGTATAGTAGCTGGACAGCGTGGACTTATCTACCTTAGGTGCCAAACTTTTAGTGACATCATCGGCAAGCATATATTTGCTCATATCAGGCTGTGGGAGAGTAAAGTCAAGCACCGCATTCGTTGCCGTACCTGAGTTAATTACGCTAGCGGTGGTACCAGTAACAATCTTGCCGATTGTGATTGTGGCATCCCTACCGTCCTTCGCTTTCGGCAAAACTACGTTCCAAATTTGAGCAGAATCAGTACCCACGTTCGTTATTGCACCAACATCACCAGTCGAAACTGTACCCAGCTTAAGTGACAATGCTGTCTCACCTGGTACACCTTGAATACCCTGTCTGCCTTGATCACCCTGTGGGATAGCAATATCAAGTTTGACATTAGTACTGTCACCAGAATTAGTGACTGTAACGGGCTGACCAGCTTCAAGCGTTTTAACTGAGTTGATCGTAATTGTAGGACTGATGCCGTCTTTACCTGGTGCACCATCGGACCCATTAATCCCATCCTTGCCTGGGGCACCGGTGAGACCCTCAGCGATACAGCCAGTGTCTGTACCGTTGATCAGCCAATGCTTGGTGGCCTTATCAATCGTTGGTGTGGCGCCGTCTTTGCCATCTACACCCTTTGGACCGGCCTTGACGTCCGCAACTGCTTTGTTAAAATTGTTGATCAACTCGGTCAGCGTTAAGAAACGATACTTATTAGTGACCGTCTGCGTACTCTCGTTAATAGTAAAGGATACAAATCCCTTAGACGGATAAATGGCAGTCGTATTATCAACGCTGATCCACAGCTCGACAAAGTACGTACCCGGCGTTAAATCTTTGATGTCAGCTGTTTTAAGGCTGACCGTACCATCACCATTGAGTTGTCCAGGAGCACTGGCAACATAGGCAGTATCATCCTTAATCTTAAACGTCAGCGTCTTTCCTGCCAGTACAACCTTAGTATCATCGTCAAACGCGGTATAAGTCAGGACGGCTGAAGTATCACCAAACTTATATTCATCATTTTGGCTATTAATATAGTCTAGTTTACGCATTTATGTCACCTACCAGATATACATTTGACTAAGCTGGAAGTACCAGTTTGCATTGGCGGTTGAACCAGATTGCGTGATATTCTGGATTGACAGTGTTGATCCATTCATCTGATACCAGAGTACAATCCCTAAGTCAGCCGGGGTCTCACGCATCATCATCATCGGGTTCTGAACGCCGTCTAAATCGCTGAACCTAACGACTTCTACCCGCTCACCCCACGGCTTAAGTGCACGCGGTGTCCGCATACCACCAGAAATTGCCAGCATATGAATTGGCCCAATTTGAACAAGCTGTTTAGTCAAATCACCACTAGCGCCGTTAACGTACTCAATACCCTTACTGGAGTTACCAGTATTACTAAACTTACCATCAACCAAAGCTTGAATCTTACCCCAAGCGTCCCCACTAATCGAGTTAGCCGTGATTTGGTCAAACATTTGATTGCCCGTAAAGGTGTTGTTTGAGCCAACCTTTGCAACCCCAGTTGATGCAATCTCGTTTTGATAAGCTTTAACCGCCGTAGATACCGCATCAGCTGCACTTGATGTACTCTCAATTTTAGTCTTAAGCGGGTCAACTAAAGCATTAGCTTGCGCTACCAATTGGCTAATTTGGCCAATATAGGTCACGCTTTCGCCACTTGTCAATGCTAACCCATCTTGATAGACGCTGAAAGCTACGTTGACTGTTGAGACTACCGTTGAACCTTGTACAATCCGCAAGTAGGCCGACTGATAATCACCAACCGTTTGATAAAACGCACTAGGTACTGACAGTATAATTAAACCCTTAGCAGCATTAGTAACCGTCGCCGTATTGGTCAGCTTAACTCGTCCTTGATAATCCTTACCACCGAGCTCAACACCACGATTAGATAGATTCCAGGGTGTAGTCACACCACCACTCGTCTGGACAAGTTGCAGGTAAACCAAACGCATGTTATCCCCTTGGCGACCCGACAGCTCATCAATTTTGACTGCCACATCGCCGTTAAAGGTCGTGTCGACTTGCGTATATGTGTGTCCGGCATAAGTAGTAGATGCCATAAAATATCATCTCCTATAAATTCTTAAGCATTGCATTAATCGCCATCTGACAGTCGCTAAACCAGCCATTCAGTGAGTTAACCAAGTCTTTAACCAGTAGTGATTTAGTCAGTGTGTATCCTTCCACGGACACTAGCCGGCCTTTACTATCAGCCGTTTCCGTTGATCCTAAACCGCGTTCAGCGTAAGTTATGATAGTATTGACTGATTTACTCAGATACTTACGTAATCCACGCGAATAGCTGTCGTAAGTCTTAACCGGGAAATCAGTTGCATCATCACCACTTACTTTTTGTAGCGCTGACCAAATCTTTTTAAGATTGCCATTAACGTTATCAATAAAGTTCCCAGTACCAACGTTAGTGTTAAGACTGATGGCCTCAACTGGCTTAGGTTTAGGTATTGGTGTGGGAGTGGGAGTGGGGGTTGGAACCGGATTTGGTATAACAATGTCTGGCGTTGATGGTACACTCGGTGTACTCGGCGTGGTTGGCTTGCTCGGCGTGATAGGTTGTTGCTGTTGTTTTTCTTCTGCAGCAATCCACGTGGCTAACCGTTGAGCCATCTGCATTTGCACTGCTTGCACTGGATGGATCTGACCATCACCAAGCGTCTGGTTACGGTTTGCATATGTGATCAGCGGATTGTCGCGCCAGTCATAGACGGGACAATGGTTGTCCTTAGCACACTGCTTGATTACATCATACATTGTCCGCTGACTGATACCGCCACCGTTGACCGCGCCATCATCAGCACCGTAGACATAGCTCGGTGTTGGCAACTCAACATAAATATGGATTGAAGGGTTATCTGACCGGATCTTAGCGATGCCCTTAGTCATCGCGTCTTGGACTTGTGTTGTTGACGCATATGGCTGGTCGTCAAAATCATTGATACCATAGCCGAGCAAGACCACATTATAGTTCTTGAAATTAAACTTGTTTACCTGCGGGATAAAGTCTTGACCATCGCGGTTGTCAGCGTATTTAGTCCCACTGATTGCCTCGTTGTCGATCTCCCAACCAAGCTGGTTCCCGATCGCCTGTGGAATCGTTGGATTGGCACGGGGATGATTGCTCCCGAAACCAGTCAGGCCCCACATAATTGAATCCCCGAGCACGATAAGCTTAGTCATCTGATTGCCCCTTAGACTTGAGCTTGTGGTTGCGTAGTGTCCGTCTTAGTACCGTTCAGTGCGTCCACCAGCTTCTTCTTGGCGATCGTCAGAACGTCCGTCATAGACGTGGTGAAGAAGGTTTGGCCCTCCGGTAAGTCGCTCGCCTTGACGAGCACCACGTTGTTGGAAGATTGGCCGTCTGCATCGTACCGGGCGTAGAAGCCCACGTGAGCGCCAATTACTTTACCTTCTTCAAAGACGAATGCGTATTGATTAATTTGAAATTCCATGAGTTATTCCTCCTTTTTGTCGATAGATTCAGTAGTGGTTTCTTGTGCTTGGTAGGCTTCGACTTGAGCGATCAGCAGGGCATTACGTGTCTCTAACTCGCCGATCTTAGTGCCTAGCCGAGCGATTACATTGCCTAAATCAACTTGTGGTTCCAATTTTCTTCTGTAGCTCCTTTACTTGTTTATGCAGTTCCTGGACGGCACCCATTAAGGCCCCAACAATATTACTATCGTCACGGGCGGTCCGGGTTGGTGAGATAAAGGCTTCCGGCATTTGGTACTTGAGCACATCGTGAACGTCATCGATGATTGGCCCATAGTGGTCGTACAGTACGCCGCTATCCTTCTCGTTCTTGTAGCGGAAAGTCATTAACCGGGTTTCATCGATTAGCTTCAATGCTTCTGCTGTGTCAAAGTCACGAATGTCGGTCTTGCTGGATAAAGTCGAGTGTGTGGAGTGTCCGGCGGCTTCACACCAGCCATTAATCCATGCCCAGCCGTGGATTTCTAGCTTAGTAGCTGTTGAGCTATCGTTGTAGTCTTTATACAGTTTAGCCTTACCATCGCTTATCCAGAAGTGAGTCTGGTCGTGCCAAGTCAGGTTGACACCATCATTGCTGTTGATTTCTAGCCGGTTATACGTAGCATCAGAGTTCACAGCGCCAAGCCAATGGTGGTTGTTTGAATGCACCTCTAGCCCAGATAACATCTGCTTACCTTGGTCAGTCCCGGTCATATAGGCGATCTTTTGCGCCGCCTTGCTAAAAGTGGCTTGAGCTTCACTATTATCATTTGGGATGATTGCCGTGCTTAGTCCATACCTAATCGCAAGCTCGTTCCCACCTGAACCATCCGGTATTTCAGCGACTGGCATTCCGTTGTATGACAAGTCCCCAGCCGGCGTATTGCTGACGTCAAAAGTGAGCGTTGATCCGTCAGCGATCATCCCCGTCCCAGTGCTATTACGGAAGTCCACTTTGACCCCTTTAAGCGTCCCGGTTGAGATGTCATCGGCAGTCAATTTGCTTATCGCTGCCGCTGGAATAAAGGCTTCCTTCGTATCAAACGTTACGGTGTCACCGGATAGCACGACGTTACCCGATTTAATCAACGCCCGACCGGCTTCAAGATTAATTTGGCTTAGCAAGCCACCTTTCTGCACGCGCAAATTGATGTCGTTCTTGAGCTGAGTGATCTGTGAGTTATAGTCGCCACTTGATACTTTAGTAGCAATTAAGTTTGACAACTGAACGACCTTGCTTGAGCCGTCCTTGTTGTAGACGTCTGCCTTAATACCGTCAATGCTGGCGTTAAGATTGGTAACAGACTGAGTTAGGCTACTTTTGACGTTGTTAATATTTAAGTTCCATTCGTCCGCTTTTTGCGTGACGAGTGACTGCGTGTACTCTTGCGTCGCATAACCGGTCAGCATGCCGGTCACATCGGAGCGGGTAACCTTGTTTTTGATCTCGCTGGCTTGCGTGGTACTCTCGGCTTGTAAGCCCGTGACGTTGCCTTTAAGTGTGTCCACATCGGCCTGCTCGGCCTTCAGCGCGATGGCCGCTTTGGTTTGGTTAAGCTCAGTCTGCTGTGTGGCGCTCTTGCTCTCAAGATTGCCCACACGTGACGTTAGGCCAGTAGCGGCCGTCTCCAGCTGGTAAACATCACTCTTGACGTTGCTAATCGTGGTTGCGTTGCCGGCCGCTGTTTGGTAAGTCGCGTTAAGCCCGGTTTTCGGGTCGTTGACTAGCGACGTCACCTTGTCCATGTCAGTCCTTAGCACCGCTGCGCTACTGCCGGCAGCCTTAGCATCTGACTGCGCTTGCTTGAGGAGCGGATCAAAGTCCGTGACGGCGCTTTTAGCGTCTGTTGCAACGTCCCACGCGCTCTTAGCCCGGCTCATCGCATCGTTAGCGCCTTGCTTGGCTTCATCGATAGCTTGACTGGTAGCAGCTTGCGCTTGCTTAATGACAGATGATTCTTTGACTAACTTGTCAACAGTAATGGCAGTTGAATCAGCTGCTTTAACTGCTGGGTCAACAATCTTACTCTTCATATCAATGACCATCTGAGCGACGGATTGATTATCATTAGTGGCTTTATCATCAACTTTCTTAATAATATCAACCAGCTGTTTAGCATTGATTAATTTACCTGCCAAACCTCCACCTCCTTTCTAATGCCTGAGTATGTTATCTATCCAATCAGCTTGATGTGTTGAGATGGTCATATCATTATCTAGCCAATCAGTGATTGACCTTTGTTTAACGTTTAATGATCGGATATCAAGATATAGACTTTCGTTAATGTTGTGGAGGGCGCTGTTAGCGGAATTAAACGTATAAGTGATCTCGGCGTTGTCATTAAAGCAAGCGTCATTACCGCTGATTTTAACAACGGTAACGTCACTATCCACGTTCTGTTCCTTGACGGTGGCGTGAACCACCGCTCCTAAATCAAGCCCAATTTGATTAACTGTAAAGTCATCAACTAGGTTGGTTCCATCTTGCCGACTTCCATTAAATCGAGTAATCGTAGTTAAATCAAGGCTTACAGTTGGTTCACTTTCTGTTTCGGCTTTTGCTTCCGCCTTAGCCTCGTTCAGATCATAGACCGCGTCCAGTTTGAGTGGAGCGCCTAACTGTTCACCATATTTCTTGATTGATTCCTCGTCTCGGTAAGTAAATTTGTATTCATACCAAGTCTTTGTGGTGGTTGATGAACTAGTAGTCCCAGTACCGATTGACCCGGTACCATCTTTTACAAGATTGTACATATCATCGTAGCGAACCCACGTGATTGGATAGTAGTAACCAGCAATTGCCCGTTCATTACACGGTTCGTTGAAGTTAGATTCCTGGATCAACTTTGAGTTATCAAGTGCAAAGACAACGTGCTCATCGTTATTACATAACCCTAAGTCACCCGTCGTTACTTCTGACCGGCCAATTGTCCGACTAGCCCCCGATTTGAGGGCCCACGTTGTCCGTCCGCCGGTCTTAATACCGAAGTGAGCGTAGATGGAATTACACAAACCCGAACAATCGGTACCGTGAATACCATCCCCCGACGGGCCACCCCATACATACGGCTTGCCAAGAAATTGGCGGGCGTAATCAATGACTTCTTGAGCTTTTGACTTTGTTTGAGTTGCGGTAGTACTGGTCGTTTGTTGCCTAATGATCGTGTTTGATCGTTTAGTACCATGTGGCGACCAACCAGAACGGCCCGAAATTTGTGATAAAAAATCAGGGATATTAAAAGCGGCTAAGAGTTGATCAAAGCCGCTTTTAATATTCTTGTGCCCCTCAACTGCATAAGCGTTGAATGTAGATGGAATGAACTGGAGGAGCCCTTGTGCCGAGTTCCCATTAGCCATGTTGATATCCCAGATCTGTTGTGTAATAGTTTCGTTTCCGCCAGATTCAAGCCTGATTTGAGCTTGGACTAAAGCCACACCGTTATCATCGATTGCTACATCCATAAGGTTAGCAGCATTCCTGATCGCAGAGGCCCAAAAATCATTACCTTGTCCAGTAGCACCAGATACACTCCCAGATCCCGATGAATCAATAGATTCGGTCGTGGTAGTAATGGTTTGTTCCCACTTTCCAGCGTAGACCTTACGAACATTAACTAATGAGTTAACGTCCGCATTAATCTTGGATTCGGTCGTGTTGTACATATAACGGAAATCTACATCAACCGTGTGTTTGAGTTTGTCCCACGTCTTGATGATCAGTTTGTTACCTTGAGGCCAGAACACCCCACCGTAACTAGACAAGTTTTGGTTTAGCCAGTCAAGGACCGTACCATCACTAGCTTTTGCGTCCGACTTTTTGAAGTTACCGTCCAGTTCAATGTATTTCTGGTACTCTTCCTTCGACGAAAAGAATAAAGATAACATCTCATCTAACGTGTGCGTTTCGACTTCCGTCTTTTTGGGTTCGTTGGAGTTTTCCGTAGTCGTTGCTGAACCTGACGTCGTGACGGTAGTTGTTTCCGGGTCCGTGTCATAACGGATTGACTTTAGCTGGTCCAAAATCTGGTGGTTGGCCGTGATCTTGTTGGTAAGCTTCCCCTCATCATTAATTTCGGGGTTAACTTGCTGGATCACGTACCACTCACCATTGTAACCAACAAAGGCCTTTTCCTTTGCCATGTTAAAGACCGTCTTATTAGATTCGCGGTAAACAATTGTAAAGCTAACATTCCATGTCCCGCCTAGTTCAAAATCACGACTGAAACTATCGTGGAGGTCTTCATAAGGTACCCGTTCTTCCATCGTGCCATCTCGTGACTTAATGACAACCCTTGATGATCTGATGTAGCTTGTCATGATAACCACCATACGGGAAACTCAAACGAGATTGAACCATTGAACCCAGTCACACTGAACTTGTTATCGCCAGCGTCTAGCGAAATACAACCGTGATTAGTGTTAATACCATCTGGTTTACCGTTAAGATAAGGGTTCACTCCATTTAACAGGATCTCGCCTGACCAGCCGTTACTATGCTTGAGAATCTTAAATGAGGTCGTGTTGGTCTCATTCTTGATCTCAATTTCCGTATCCTTATTAGCTGACCCTTCGAATCTAATGTTCAAGGGATGACCACGCCGTTCTGGATCGATTGCCACATCACCAATATTGGTAACCGTAAAGCTATTACCAGTAAAACTATACTGGAGTTTTGCGGGCCGTTCGTTGTTACCGAAACCTTTAATCTCATCACTATCACACACGTTGCCAATCGACCGGCTAAGACCGATTACATCGGTTAATGTGAGTTTAGCAATGAAACCATGAGGCGAGATCGAACTAATCGACCATTCTTTTGGCACGCAACGGTACATTCTAATCCCATAGTCGCTAAAGGCATACCATTTAGGAGCCCGCGATGAGAAAAACCGTTGCAATTCTGCTAATGCTAGCCGGCTATCAGCCAAATCCCTTGCCCGTTGATAGTGGAACGTTAATTCCACGTCACGTTCCCCGTAGCGTTGCGATATCACGTTAGTACCATCGTTAAGACCGAACGTTGAAGTGGTCATTGTGATTGTCGGGTTGGCTACTGCCGGACTATCAACTAGATAGACGCCGGTTAGGTCGTCATCATCAAACATCGATAGCCAATTCTTCCCATCGTCACTAATTGCTACTTCGATTGGTTCGTAAGGTAACTTATTAGGCTGGTCTTCATCTAGGCCAACAAAGCCATATGCTTTAGGCTTTTCTTTATCAGACCAGATTTTCATCGTTTCCCTCCTTTCTTCAAAGATTAGTAACGGCCTTTGAGCATGCTGTAGTTCTTAGCATTTAGGCCGTTTTGGTAATCGTTCATGGTTGCCATCGTGTCCGCCGTGACAACTGGATGAGTTTCCAGGTTGTCTAACCGGCTAGCGATGGTCGCCATCATCCCCATAATTCCGCCTTGATAGTCGCGTTCGTCCTGACTGACATTGACGGAGGAGATCGTACTAATTTGACCATTAACACTTGCGCTCATGTTTTGGGCCGTTAAATCGTTGATGGTACTAAACTGCCCGGCAATTTGACCAGCCATTCCGCTAACGGTTGACTGGACGGTTTCAAAGCCGGTTGTTAATCCACTATTGAGCCCTTGCATGATCGCTTGACCAGCTGGTATTAAGAGGCGCCGGTCGTAGCTGATCGGCCCCTTGTGAGCCTTAATCCAGCTAGCAATCCCTGATACAAAACTTTGTACGGACGACCAAGCGGATTGTAGCCCGTTAAGAAATCCTTGCATAATAGTCCGACCAGCGTTTGCCATAGCTCCGACTGCTTGACGTGCACCGCTAGCAACGTTATTACCAGCCGTCTTACCATGACTGGTTGCTTTGCCAAATCCAGCGGCGATCCCTGACAAGAGGGCGTTAATTACTTTCCGCCCAGATCCAAGTACTTGGCCAATTGCATAACCGACCCCGTAAACAAAGTTAAGGACGGCTTGCATACCATTATTAACAATTTGAGGGATTGCTTGCGTGATTCCGATGATAAATTGACCAATCAGATTAACGGCCGCCGCGATGATCTGCGGTAGCCCTTGAGCAATCCCATTAATAAAGTTGACGACTAACTCTACCCCAGCTTGGATAATCTGAGGCATCATGTTCGCCAACTGTTGCAAGAACGTTGTGATTAACGTTAATGCGGCTTGCGTAATTTGAGGAATTAATGTGGTCAGGCCAGTTATCAAGTTGGTAACTAACAGCATTAGCGCTTGTGTGATCTGAGGGATGAGCTGAGTAAACCCAGCAATCAATTCTGATCCGATCTTAATAAGCGCGGGAAGAATTTGAGTTATCCCGTTTGATAACGTAAGAACAAAGCTAGCAACAAAGGCCGCCGCACCTGTTCCAAGCGCCGTCATCGTTGCCGTTATTTTAGCTGTTGACGCATTGAAGTTATTGATTGCCGTTAATAGTTGGGCAAAGCCCGTTACCATTAAGCCAATCCCGGCGGTGGCAATCCCGATACTTGCGCCAATTGCTAGTACGGTTGCTCCGAAAGCAACCATTCCCGGTGTGGCGGTGTTAAGTCGTGGCCCCAATAAGGCAAACACGCCTGCTAAGGTGCTGACAGCCACCGTAACGGCCGTTAAGGCAATTACACCCTGACTACCAGTACCCGCTAATTGTGTTACTGAGAAGACCAATAAGGCAATCCCAGCGGTAGCTACCCCGATTGCGGCGCCAACCTTCAAGATTGAGGTTGACATGGTCGTCCACTTACGGGCGGCGCCTTCCGTCATCCCACCTGACGCCTTAGCACCATTTCCTGCCTCGCTTAATGCGGTGCTGGTTGATTTTCCGAGCGGGATAAGCGACCTAAGCCGTGATCCTAGCGATCCAATCAATTTGACTGGTGCCATAAGTGCAGGCCCTAACATCTTGAATAACGTCAGAATTGGAACCAACGTTGGGGCAATCATTGCCGCCGCACCTAAGACCACGAAAGCCACCGCTAAGGTGTCAATCAACGGCATGATTGGCTTCAAGACTGGTGCTAGTTTTCCAAACTGTTTAACAACTGGAGGGATGATCTGAGCAAGTTTCTTAAACACTGAATTAGCAACATCCCCAACATGAGTGATCATATCTTGGATCGTTGGAAGACCATTATCTTTAGCAGCGCTATTGTACGCTTGAATCATATTGGCAATTCCACGAGTTACTGACGTCTTCATGTTAGTGAAACTAGTGGCGATCCCGTTACTGTTGGTCTTTGCAAGCTCAGCAAAACCGTTGGTACCGCTGTTTAATTCAATGAATTTATCGTTAAGCTGATCAACGGTAATCTCTCCCTTTTTCAGCTTGTTGTACAAGTCGGTTTCTGCTGACTTACCGGTTAAGCCAAAACTGTTGGCAACCTTACGCAATGAAACTGGCATAGTTTCCATCAACGTACGCCAAGACATCAAGTCAACGGTCCCCGTTGATAACATCTGAGTATATTGTTGGAGACCGCGTGATGTGTCGGCAGTAGACGCCGAACTTGCCAGAAAGGCGTTATTAAGGGCAATTGCCGCTTGCGCCCCTTTGTTGGCTGACCCGGTAAGGGGCGCCATCTGTTGAGCAATTGCGGTGATCCCATCAAGTGTTGTTGGTAAGCCTTTGATCCCGTTATCAAGGGTTTTTGCTGACTTAGCAACATCGTTGGTGCTGTAACCCAACGCTTGCATAACTTGAGGGTACTTGTTAAGAGTATCTACCCGGTTAATTGCTGACCCAATCGAATCACCAATAACCGATAGTGCCTTACCAGCTACCGCAACCGCCCCAATCGAGCTAGCCAACGTAGTAAAACTATTGTTGAGAAGCCCAGTTGAATTCCGGTTCTTGTTGTTATTGTTATCAACCGTTGTCCCAGCTTGATTTGATGAGCTCTTGAGATCGCCAAGCTGTTTTCTAATGGATTCTAAGGTTGAGGATAGGTTCTGGTCAACCGCCGATAGTTTCGCTTGTATGCTGTAATCTGCCATTTATTTCCTCCTTTCCCTGCTATTTGCAGATTGCATTCTGCGCCATTCGTGCTGACGCTTGATGATCTCATCGATGGTTAAACCGTTGACGATCGTTTGGTTAGGACTGACGTAGTCTTCTTCAAACGACGATCTAATTTGATCGATAGCATCCTGATAGTCGTATAACTGATCGGGCTTACTGAATTTATAGCGCCGTCCATTGCTAGACGTAGCCTTTGCTCCCCGATTGATCATAGCGACCTGGCTAGCCATCATTAGATCGTGAGCCTCTCGCATTCGAAAAGCCTCAAGTCTTAGCGAATACTCAGATAAAGTCAAAAGGCCGAACTCATTCTTACTCTTAACATCAAGATAAGCGTATGAATTGAGTTCGACCTCCCGGAATTGTTGATCAACGGTTAGTTTTCGTCCTGGACGGCTTCCAGAATCTGGGCTAAAGGGGCATGAGTAGTATTAGCTTCATTAAGGGCCGTTACTAGATCTTCCCGCAGTTGCTTAACCTCATCCGCCGTTAAGCTTTCAAAGTATGCATCTAACTTAGCTTGAGTAATGGACTTACCATTTGATTTGATGGACGCAAAGATCAGATCTTCCATTGCCACCAGATCATTATTAATCACACCTGGTAATAGCCGTTGTAAAGCTAGGCCTAAGTTAACGCCTTGTTGCATCATCCCATATTTCTCGTTGATGAAGCGCAAAAAGGCCATTCCAAAATACAATTCGTACGTCTTACCGTTGATTTCTAATTTCATCATTCAGCCTCCTATTTAGATCCCGAAGCTTGTGATGAACTAGTAGTTGGTTGTGGAGTGGCAATCTTACTCATATCGTAAGCTTCACCATTCCCATTATTTTCACTACTAAATACATCAAGGCCCCTGAAGATGTAGCTTAATTCGCTAGTGATGTCAGCAGGGAGTGTGGTATACCCGCTTTGTGGTTCGCCATCAATTGCCGTTTCCCACTTACGTTCGGATGCCTTTTCAGGGTCGGAGCTTTGATCGTCCTTTGAGATTACCCCTTGCATGTAGTCAGCGTAAACCTGCCCCTTCGAGTTCTTGCGGTCAAGCTTTACCCGCCAAAATTCAAGGGTTGTTTGATGACGCAGACTATCAGCTAGGACGTCCAAAACCGGATCGTCTGAGTCGTAGGTCGTGAAAGTGAAATCTACTTCCAGGCCCTTTGCTGACGTGATCGTCCCTGACTTAGTCGTATCGGAATCAGAATCACGACTAAGCGTGAAGTCCCCGTCTGTTTGGAAAGGAATTACATAACCCTTGCTGGTGCCCGCTTCTGTAAGTCGGCGAACAGCGACAACGGTGTTAACCCCTTTAAGAGATTTTGCCATTTACTTTTCCTCCTCTAGGTAGAATCTAAGCGTCACCATCCCACGAACATAAACCGTGTTAGCAACGCTGTTATCAATCATTATTTGTTTCTGTTGATCATCTAACCGGCAATAAAACTTGTGGTTATCCGTTTCAAAGGGGTAACCGCCCAGCCAATAGACCTTATCAGCTAAGCTAGCCACCTCTCGCCGTTGTTCTCTTGTTCCCCATACGTCAATAACGATCGAGAATGAGGCAGAATGACTGGTCTTAGTCACTGCTCCGTTCTCAGTCACGTTGCCAACGTGAATAAAGGGGTAAGAATAACTTGGATCATTTTCTGCTGGCAAGTAGTCGTAGGTCTCTTGCGTGATCTCAAGACACTTGCTAAATAGATAATCAAATAGTTCTAAATCAGGAGACATATTAACCTCCCGCTAGTTTACGCAGTCGCTGGATAAATTTAGGGCTAACCTGTTCAAAGGCTGGCTTAATCGCTGGTTCAGCTTCCATAAATCGAGTGCCATATTCGTTGTAGTAAATGTGGTCGGTCTCGGTAGTCTGTTCAGCGGTCAAGTTCCCATTTGTGAGTTCGAGCTTTGTGTTATTCTTGTTGTTTTGCTTAGAGTAACCTTTGACGTAAACCGTACTCATGTTACTAATCGTGGCGTCATTTAATTCGGCCCCGCTTTGCTTTACAACTGTTTTAACATCCTCAAGCCGAGCGTGCTCTTGTAAATCCCGGCTTAATTGTTCCAAGCCATCAAATTCAATACTCATGATTGCGACCTCCCCACTAGGTAAGTAGTCAGTTTGAGTGGTGAGCGATCAGTAACCGGGATGTACTTGTGTTGGTCATCATCGATCAAACAGTAGTCCCAATCTTTACCGACCGGTTCCATCGTCCGAATAATCTTATTACCCGTTGTGATCTTGCCAAAATCTGACACGCTACGGTGGATTCCAACGTCCGTCACATTAGCCGGTAGGTCGCCAACTAGTTTAACGGTCGAGTCATAGCCTTTACCCGGAACGTACCGGGCGCTAGTCGCGTTGGTATAGAACTTAACAATCGAATCAAACCTCATTCTGACACCCGCTTCCTAAATGGATCAACGGTCGTTAGAACCGACTTATTATGTCGCTTGCGGTATTCTTCGATATCATCGCTGAATTCGTCAAAGTCATTCGAGTTGAACGAGATTGATTCGCCCTCTTGAGTGTAGGAAGCCATACCTTCGTTTTTAAGCCTGTTATAACGCTTTACAGCCACTTCAAGGCCGATGAAGGATAATTCCTTAGGGACGTCATCATCAACGCTTAAACCCAATTTAAACAGCAATTGAAGCCGTGTGTTGTCGTTGATTAAACTAAGCACGTCGTCGAACTTGTCATTACCCGCACTCAATCCAATCAACGTCTTAAGATTAGTCAAGTCAACACTCATTTAATCACACCTACCTACCAGTCGAAGCTGCAGAAGCGGTGCCACCAATTTGAGCTACCAGCGCATCGTTAGCGATCGCAATTGCGTAGTATTCAGTCGTGGAAGACTTGTCAATCTGATGGTCTTGGTCACGCCATACTTCAACGATTGGTAATTCCTTGATGTAGGTCTTGAGGGCGCCAGGCTTAACAGCGATTGCTTGTCCCTTGTTGAGTTTAGCAGTCCGTACGATTTCCCAGCCCAGCAGTTCGCCGAATGCGCCATTAACTAGGATATTGTCACCCAGATCGGAAGCACGCGTCCAGTCTTGGCCGGCCGCCTTACGTAATGCTGCCGCGTCCTTGTAAGATACATACAATACCCCTTGTTGAGGGTAAGTAGATCCTTCAACGGCGTTGGTTGCACCAGCAAAGGCATCTTCTAAGGCATCGATAACGTCTACCTTGTCAGGCGTTACAGATACCGTAAGAGGAGCAGTTAAAGCAGTCGCCAAAATATCATCGTCAAGCTTAGTTTCGATTGCTAAGGCCATTTGATGTGCCGCTTCCGTCTTAGAATCGCCGTAACCGCTTAACTGCGCTTCGTCAGTGATTGCAAAGGCAGAAACAGCCTTCTTGATCTTAGCGGTTTGAGTCTTGTAAGAAAGCGAATCGAAGTCGATTTGAGCACCTTCGGCAACCTCCTTAGCAGATCCCGTGAATTCCCACTTTGGAACAGTCACCGTGTCACCTGGCTTGCCTTGTAAGGTAGCATCAACTGGTGCGATTGAGGAGAACACGTTAGCCTTTGCCAATTGAGCACTGACCATTTGAGTTAATACTTGCGGGTTAACAGTGTCACTGAATAACGTCTTGTTGCTTGAACTTGCGTCACGTTTTGCCATTATAGATGGCTCCTTTCTAAATTAAACCTTGAGCTTCCATTGCTCGTTGCATTTCTTCGTAACTCATCTGGCTACGATCCTTTTGTGGTTGTACTTGCTGACTGTTACTTCCAGTTTGAGGCGTCCGGCCCTTTAACAATTCATTCCGTGTTTGTTCGGCCATCCGCTTCTTCATGTCTAACAAAGCCTTAACGTTAGCTTGAGTACTCTCAGCCTTGTCAGTCACGACCATGTCGATGTCGCTTTCCTCTGGAGGAAAGCCACCTTCAACCAACAAGCGCCGGGCTTCATCCCGCATTTTGTAACGTGCAAGTTCAGCCTGCGCTTGTTCGGCGTCTGATTGAGCTTTCTCTAACTGATACTTTGCCTTCTCGTCAGCGTTCATCTTCTTAAGCTTTTCGGCTTCTTCTTGGTCATGTTTTAGCTTCTCAAGTTCGGCTTTCTGCTTAGCTTTCTCACGATTCAAACGATCCATCACGATCTTATCTACTTCTTCTTGAGTAAACGTCTTTTCCGTTTGTTTTTTCGGTTCTGGAGCCGGCTGTTGAGTTGATTGTTTGTCTACCTTAGGGTCCGTTTGTGGTTCTTGATCGTTAGTAGTGTCAGTCAGATTCTGCTTGTTGTTATCTTCAGCCATTTCAATACCTCGTTTATAGTCCGGTGGACTGTAAATTCCGAGCTTGTTCTTTTAGGCCTGCAACGCAAGTCAAAAAGGCCAAAATAAAAGCGGCTACCGTTAGATAGTCGCTTGATTAGACGAATGGAAGCCAATCTCGGACCTCTTTGAAGGTCTTGCAGGCTTTCTTCATCATGTTATTTTCTGCTAAATACTGTAAACCTGAACTGGTAATCGATAATTGATCTAATCCAGTCCAGATATCACCAGATTTCGTTGAGGTTCTGGTTAACCCTTTGATGTAACCATCGTCCGTCAGCATCGATAAGGTCTGGTAGAACTGGTGGTTACTAATTGCGAATGTTCTTGCTTGTAAGATGTTGGGATCAGGGCCAAGCCCGTTCTCGTAGCAATACTGGAGATATTTCAAAATCTTATAAGCAACGGTGAAGTAGTCATTATTACTCTTGAACTACTCCCACTTAGCTAAGCCTACGGCTTGACGCTTGAAGTGGGAGATTCTGGGAACATCGCATACTTACTCTACCGGTTCTAAGTGAACTTTCGAGCAGAGGTTACGACTATTGACCAAGGCCCGTCCTAGGCCTAAATAGCTTAATTATTGGGTAGCTAACCCCTTTTTCAGAATTACTTGAGCTGCATTGATATCGCGATCTAGGTGGGTCCCGCAGTTGGGACAATCCCATTCACGAACGTCTAGCCATTCCGATTTATCTAAACCTAACCGATGGTTGCTTTTCCCACAGTTAATACAGATTTGACTAGTATATGCTGGATTAACCTGAATGAGTTTTTTACCGTACCAATCACATTTATACTGCAAGATACTAACTAGCTTAGACCAACTAGCGTTGGTAATCGCTCGAGCTAGTTTATGATTTTTCAACATACCCTTAATGTTAAGTTTCTCTAGCACAATTATGTCATATTGTTTAACTAACTTGGTTGTGAACTTTTGTAACTGATCCAACCGTTGGTTGGCGATTTTTTGACGATATTTAACAACCATTACTAAATGATAATTGAGTAGATATACTGAGTGCTGATTTCTATCTAATTCTATTGTTATCACCACGATCCTTTAACATATACTAAATATACCATAGTGCAAAAGAAAAAGCACTATCGTGCTTTAAGGAGGCGATTCATCCCCCACTTGTCGAAGTGGGGGTATTCTCGCCAATTATGAATAAAATTACCTAATCACGATAGATAATAGTCAACCAATCCATCGAACAACGAGTGACCGTTGTAATCATACTTAGTCACATCATCATACCCATCGAATTTCATAACCTTATCCGGGTTAGATGAAAAAGATAGATTCCATTTACCTCTGTAGTCAGGTTCTAGCAACGCACGGTCGTCTTTATAGAAAAGCTCTATTTCGCCATTGTATCCCATTACTTCTTTTAAATCGGATAGTGGCACTTTCATTTTTCATCCCACCTTTCAATGTAATCTTTTTCTTGTTGAGTTAGCTTCCTACCTTTACTTCTATTTGTAATTATACCATCTTCAACCGTAAATCGATGAGAATGTGGGACAATTGGATGCTGTTTTGCATTGCCGTGATTAGTTGTATCAATATCCGTTTTCACATTCCCATTCTTATCAAAAAGTCGATATCTAATTACTTTTCCATTAGCAGTTTTAGCAATTACTGATAGTGGTTTGCTTTGAACCGGCATACGATGATCCGCTACATAACTAGGAGTTGCATTTAGATAAGTTTTATCCTCACTTACGGCCTGATTATCCACCCAGTAAGCACTCAGTGAACACCGACAATTGGGATGAACCGGTAAGTATGGAACATCGCTTACCTTGTAAACACCTTGTCCCCAGCCGTTATCCGCACGAGCAATATTAGCACACTCAACACACGCTTTTGGTTCGGCGTGCCAACGGCAGTAATCGTAACCGTTACGCTTGAAGCTATCAATCTTGGCCTCGTTTTGGATTCGGGCTGATTCCGTTCTTGCCAATCGTTCGGCCACGTATCGGCTTTCGGTTACGTTCTTGTTAACTAACGGTCGGATCTCTCGTGCCACGTCTTGGACGTTTTTCCCAGTCAAGACAACGTTAGATAATTCCATGTCGAGCTTGGCCTTGAGAACGTCCATATTGTGCCAAATCCGGTTGCTAAACGTAGCACTGTTAGTCTGAGCGTAAACGTGCTGAAGGGCCGTCTTAGTGCGCAGTGCATTCGGAGAAGCAACTGAATCAGATAGGATCCCTGCTTGCCGTCTGATCTCGGCTTGGTAGTCATCGGTTAGCTTGTTAAGAACGTCTTGGTTAACATCTATTCCTAACCCGACCATCTCTTGACCAATCTTAGCCTTGATCATCTCTAAGCGGTTAATACGCATGGTGGCATTGTATAGCCGTAGCCTTGCCGCTACCTCAGCTTCAAGGGATGGATCACCGGTTGCATGAGCCTTAGCAACGATAGTCTTTGCTTCCGCCCCTAATTGCTTAATATCGGCTGTTCTGACGGCCTGTTGGGCTTCCTGATAGCTGATCTTATTGTTCTTTGATAGTCTAGCTAGATCGGCTGTAATCTTATCCTCAAGCTCTGATAAGGTGCGATTGAAGCGGGCCTCAAGTATCTTGTTGAATTCATCGTCGCTTGCAAGCTGATTCAGAATGTATTGCTTTTCGGCTTCCTCGCGGGCTTGCCAGTACACTTCATTCTGTTTACTTTTCGGTGGTTTCTTCGTCATCGGCCTTCACTTCCTTGTCATCGCCCTTGAGGAAATCGGTTGCGCTCGGAACGTTCGCTAGGCTGTTTTTAACCTGGTCATTCTGTTCGTCTTGCATCTGCTTAATTTCCTTCTTCGGATCAGGAACAATCGATAACGTGGATAGTTGGGTCTCCTTCGAAACAAGCCCGTTAAGCTTGCTTGCGGTGTCAGCCTCACCTGAAATATCCAGCGGTAAATTACGAATGAACTGGAATGATAGGTCTTGCTTAATCGTTCGGCTATCAACCGAGCCAACAATGGTACCAAGACTTAGGATCGTTCCTAATAGATTCCGCAAGGCTTGTGTGAACTTACGCTCCTCAACTGCCGCTTGATTCTGCATGCTCATGAGCTTGTACTGGATCGAAACACCACTTGCTGACGTACCGAATGATTCATCATTAAGATTAACCACCATCGAGGTTTGGAAGATGTCGTCCTTCAATCGCTTAAGAAGGTTTTCCTGCATTGTGTCGGCGTCAGGCTTAGATAAGAAGCTAACGTCAGCTCCTTGATCAACGTTCGGCGTGTATAGCACGTGATCTCTTGCAAGGTTGAGAATTGGATTACCATCGTCATCACTTGGTAAGGTGGCTCCCATAATCTTGAGATAGGCGTTATCAAAGTATTCAACCTGGTTAGCTTTCTGACTTAGCGCAGCGTCATAAGCATTGACCAAGTCGTAGATCTTATCAACAACACTTAAGCGATCGTTGTTAGCCATTAACTCAACCGCTGGCACTGCACCAAATAGATGATTGGTCGTGTCTTCAAAAACCCCGTTTTGGCCGAAATACGTGATCGTGTTGTCCGTGTAGATCTCACCGCTTAGCTGTTCTGCCAAGTAGTCATATCTAACAAAAGCGATTGGCTTTCGATTAACGGATGTATCATAGACCATAAACCCTGAATTAGGCGTTACTTGAGACACTCGCGTGTTGGCCTGTTCGTCCTGGTAAGCCATTAAATAGGACTTCCCGTAGATTGCGACTGACTTAGCTAATTCCGTTAGCTTGTCACCAAAAGATTCCGAGTTAAGCCAATCTTGGAGCTTCTCGTCTCGTGTGTCATCGTCTAGCTTAATTGTTGGCACCTTACCCATAAAGTAACCAACGTACGTGTCAACAACGTAATTGGCCCAATTCGAGACAATCCGGTTATCCGGCCGGGCTGATTCTGGATCAATTGGTAGATTGTAAATATCATGATTACCAACGTACAGATCGTGGTTTCGTTTGCGGTCAACATTTCGTGATTGATTGTCATTGATCAAGACCATCAAGTCTTGCGAGGTTAATTCTTTCTCGGTAGTTAGGTAAACGCCCTGTTCAGTCACAAAGACGTTCGAGCTACCGTTAACCGATGGATTGTTAGCCATGTAATACCTCCTTCCAAATTAAAAGAAACGGCTCTTGATCGTAGTCGTGAGTCGTTTCTTATGTTCGTTAAATATTGCGTAGCGCATGCTATCCATTACGTGGTCATGTTCTTTGATTGGTTCTCCCGTATGTTCATCCCAGATATACTGGTAGATTTCATCCAGGAATTGGTCATAGCCATCTTGGTTCACGTAGAACAGGCCTTGCTTCATGAGTTCAGCAACGGCTTCAACCCCCGCCATGCGGTCCTTTTTGGCGTTAACTGTTCTGATTCCTGCCGAAACAAACTCTTGGTAATTATCAGGGCGGGCCGAATCAACGTAGAAGATTATGTTCTTGCCATATTGGTCTTGGATCTGCTTAGCTTGCTTAACCCAGTAATCGATGAACTTGTGTTGAGCAGTGATTTCCTTGATCAAGTAGGTATTACCTTGTTGATCATCGCCCCATAAGGTGATCGATCCTAAGTGCTCAAACCCCCAGTCAACCCCACAATAGTAATGGAGGTCGCTTGGAATGTGATCGGGGTTGATTAACATCTTGTCCTTGTCAAAATCCGCATAGACAACGCCATCACCAGAAACCCACAAGCCCCTAATCATACGGTCGTAAAACATCCCACTTGGTGTTGCCGCCTTTAAGCGAGATACATAACCTGGATCAAGCCGGGTATTGTCATCGATTGTGAAATTGTAATACAACAGCTTGGTTTCTGGATTATCGTTTTCAATGTAATCAGTCTTAAGCCAATGTTGCGGGTTATCCGGATTTGTATCGCATATGATATGTGCTCCTTTAACCGAGCAACGGTTGATGATTTCTTGGAAGGCTTCCGGCGTTGATAGTGACGCCTCATTAACGTACGCACTGTAACTGGTCATACCACGAATTGCACTCATTCCTCGTGAATTACCGGTATAGGCGGGGACAATATCAACGTTGTACAAGTGATAGTGTCCGTGCCGGTCAGGTTTAAGTTCTAACCCCATCTGATTCTCAATTGAGGCGATCACATTATCGTGAATGGTGTTAGACGAGTAGCCAGCTAATATTACTTGCGGGTGCTTTTCACCACGTTCCTTTGCTAGCTTACTAACTCGCCGTAATTCCATTACAAATAGCCAATTATCCACGAACGTTTTTCCTGATCGTACAGCGCCCGATAGAATCATCATTCCAAAATCCTTTGTCAGATAATCATTGATGACTTCTAACTGTTTCGGGTTAAAGTAATCACTAAGTGCCATTAGCATTCCCTTTTGTGATCATATCAAGCACGGAATCAATAACTTGTTCTACGTCAGCACCGTTATCTTCAAGCAGTTTTGCCTTTGCTTCACTGATTCGAGCGTTAGCCTTTTTAATCCGCAATTCAGTTTCGGCGAATTCATCTGAGTTAGGATACCGTTTGATGATCTCTTTCCACGCCGCTAATCTGGTTGACTGCTTGCTTGGAACGGTTGTTACTTGTGGTTTGCCCGTTAATGGATTAACGGTTACAACTGGTTCTAGCGCCTCACCACGAGCAATTGCTGTGATCCCTTGTAAGGCTTCCGTAAGGTCGGCGATCTTATCTGATTCAATTTGCTTCAAACGCTTGTCAATGTAGGATTTAACCTTTGGATTTCTTAATAATTGACTCGCTGAAGACTCTGCCGAATTGCCGGTCGCTTTATAGCCCGCAAGTTGATATGCTTTGCTAGCATTTCCGCTTTCTATGTAATTATCCGCAAAGTTTTTCTGCTTAACTGTTAATTTCCTACTCACACGACCTCACCACCTTCTTTCAAGTTTAATTTTATGTATAAAAAAGCACCCGCTAATACGGATGCATATCAAAGTTAATCATCTGTTCGCTTTATTTTATGTAAAAAAACCGATACACTTAAGCTGTGAGCAAATAGTGTATCGGTATCGCCTGTGAGTCATCAGTCACAGGCGATTTTTATTATTCAAACCCCAGAACCGCTTTAATCATCATGTTAACTTCCGCTGGGACGCTAACATGTTCTAAAAGCTTATAGCTCCGATGGTGTACATCTAACGAACACAACTGATCACAAAGCAAGGTTCCTTTGGTTACCGTTCTTAAACTTCGATTATCCCAGTTGTATGACAACGGATAATCTCGGTAAGTACTAGTAAAGGGAATCGCCCAAACAAATGGCGAGTTTTGGTTCAACTCTGGCTGGCTAACTACTAGCCATGGACGTTTGCCTTTTTGTTCCCAATTGTGTTGAGGCTTCGGATCATTTGAAACGAGGATGATGTCCCCTTTTCCTAAATGACTCATTGAACCACTCCGATAAAAAATATTTTCGTGTTAAGGCGCTTTTTGACAGCTCGCACGAATCAATTGTTTCTAGTAGAGTTCTTCACCAATCGCGCCACCCTTATCAACTATTTCGTACGGATAAGGCTGGCTAGAATCGTAGCCTTCAAACAACTTCTGAATTGCAGTTTGTTTTTTTACTGGTTTCAAAATAATCTCTTCATCAGTTGCACTAAATTCAAACTTGTCATCTTGACTGAGTCCGAACTGGTTCAACAGCTTTTGTGGCAAGCGAACAGATAAGCTGTTGCCCCACTTACTAAGCGTTAGCATCCCCTGACTCATAGTAATCCCTCCTTCAGTGAAATAGGCCTTTCCACTAATAATAGTATATCGCAAGTATCGACAAGTATCAACTTAAAGAACTTAAAAACACCGACAAATGCCGGTGTGTAAAGGGGTTTCATTGCCGATCCCACACTAACCCTATTGTTAGGGCTAAATTAATCTGACGGGCTGGAATCGAACCAGCGCTCCCGATGTAAATTTTGAACGCACTCAGTATTGGAAACTGGGAGCTGACCACACGCCAGATAAGGATAGCGGATCGGTAATGGAGGTTTATCACCTCCATTTTCAAATGCTATCCATATGAGCTAAGAGGCGGAGTCGAACCGCCTTCATGCGCTGTAACCTGTTCAAAAATCAGTGCCCACCCGGTGGACGTTAGCTCTATCCGCAACCAGAGGAATCGAACCTCTCCGGTGCCACCAGGCGTTGCGGCGTACGTAATTAATTATTCTTTAAGGAGGTCACACATCACTGGGGAAGAAACGTGTAAGCTGGCGGCCAAGTCAGACATCTATCTTACTTGTCCACAATACATATTATTGCACACTCCGTTCCGGATAGTTTCCGCATTTTTTCCGGACTTTTTCCGGTTTTGAATCACTTCCACACTTGGATCGGTGGAATCAGATCTTCGCACCCTCTGATCGCCACAAACTTATCTAGAGCGGCGGCGAATCGGGTCCGCGCTGTGATGTCCGCCTCTTGATACTGGTCGTTACCACCGATTAAAACCATCTGCATGACGGTCTCACGTTTCGCGCCGTTTATGTAACGCTCGTTCAGAATCGTTTGCTGTGCTGGCAAGCACGACTTAATCGCATCAGTCACACAACTAATCGCCAACCGGCAATGTGCCTTAGCGATCATCGCTTCTTCAACCCGATTACCACTAGAGCCGTGAATCCCTGTGATGTCGCCAACCGGAGAACTCACCATTCCGAACACCGCTTCATCTTCTAGCAGCTTTGGATAGCCCCTGTACCGATATCGTCCTTTACCCCTTAAGAAGTCCGCTACGCTCTGAGCCGTTTGATCTGGATCTATAACCTCAAATAATCTCACTGTCGTCCTCCTCACATCACCATCGCCATACTGGAACCCCGATCAGTGCCCAGCAGATCAGATTGGCAATCACTGCTGCTATGAGCACCGCCAGGAGCCACTTAATTGCTTCCCCCATTTTCTAGCCTCTTCCTAGAATCCCTTGTAGAGCCCTCTGTGCTCGTTTGATCCAATCATTGTTAATTACCTTGCCACGTTCTTTAAGTGGTGTCAGCGCCAATTCTTGGGCTAACTTGACCGCTTCTTGCCAGTCCTCTAAATCTAGCATTGTGTCTCGGTAATCCCGTGGGTGGTAATTGAACGGTTCAGTCTTGCTAATCGTAACAACTGGCTCATCATCCCCAAATGTATCGAGGGATGGGGCTAGGATCGCTACCTCACTCGCTGAGTAGTACAAGTTAACCGTAAAATCCATCTGATTCGTTAACTCTTCGTAGGTCATTGTATCCTCCTAACTAACGCACTGTCCGTCCGCGTTTAATGTCTTCCTCGATTCGATCTAGTCGTTTTAGATAGATCTCCTTACGCCGTTTAAAATTATCATAGCTAAGTGCTAGATCTAGTCCTTGATCGTGAATCTCGCCGATTGCCTTTAGATACAGTAATCGCTCATATTCAGCAAAGTATGTTCGGGCCTTTGCCAAATCCTCACTCGGATCGATAGTCTTCTTACCAGCCCGTCGCTCGTATTTCACCATGTTTAAGTAACAGAACCCGATCGCTAGTACCGCCGGATAGCGCCCATGCTCAAATTCATAGAAAAGGTCATGTCCTCGCCGGTCAATGTAGTGGGCCGGTCGGATCATTTTCGCAGTTCTCGTCATAAGTACCTCCTGCCGCTTTCATTAACATGTACCTTATACGTTCCATCAGTTTGCTGCCTTCTCTGCAGCTTAACTAGGGATGCGCTGAGCTTAAGTGGAGTTTTCTCCGTCTGCTGGCTCTCAATGTACTTCTTGACGTACTTGACTAGCCCTGACTTATGCTGGCCATTGTCGTTAAAGCTCATTAATCCGTCCACTACTATCTGTTGGCCAAACTGCTTTGCTAATCCATCCAAACTCTCTTTAGTCCTTGTGGATAATTTACCCCACTGCTGTTCAGTTTCGCTCTCTTTTTCAGTTAATAGATTTAAATTAATATCATTCAGCCAATCATTAGTTAAGTTAGTATTAGTTAAGTTAGTAATTGGTAGTGTGCTAAAACGCGAATTCGCGTTTTCCGAATTCGCGAAACAGCAATTCGGTGACACCGTTTCGCCGTTTTGGCAATTCGGTTGAGGATGGTCAAATAAGGTGTACTCATAGCCCTTAAATTGACCATTGTCCCGACGCCGTTCCCGCTTGACATACCCCAGATCAATCAGCTCGTGCATTGCACTGTCGACGGATCGACGCCCGTTTTTAAAGTGCTTGGCAATCTCGGTTACGTAATAATCCCAGTCATCTGGTTGGCGCCACATATACGTATAGAGCCCCAAGCCGGCTAGGCTCATATTGGGGTCATCTACAACTCGGTTATCAACTTGGGTAAACCCTCTCGTCCTTACTTTTTTAACTTTAGCCATCATCTTCCCTCCTAAAATGGCAGATCATTCGCTGACATCCCTCCCTGAGCTGGTTGTCCGGCCTTCATCTTGTCGACCATCTGGCTATTAATTTGAGAGTCAGTAGGTGCTTCGTTAGCGTACATCTCACCATATGTTGATTGGCTTGGTTGGCTCTGAACGGGATTAAAACCTTGATTGGATTGGTAACCATTTGCTTGGTAGTTCTTCTGGTTGGCCTCCTGAATGATTGAGCGTGGTTCCAAGAGGGAAAAGTTACTTACTATTACGTCGGTTCGGTAAACCTCTTTCCCATCCTTGTCAGAGTAATGGCTGGTCTGTAGTTGCCCTTCCACTCCGATTAGGGAACCTTTGTGTGTGAAGTTGGCCAGATTCTCGGCCCCTTGCCGCCAAATCTGACAGGAAATAAAATCCGTTTCTCGTTCACCGGTTTGTTTATTTTTAAACTGCCGACTGACCGCTAGATTAAACCGGGCTACCGCCACTCCGCTTTGGGTATATCTAACTTCTAAGTCCTTCGTCAGTCGCCCAGTTAGAACTACTCGATTAATCATTTAAAACACCTCAATATCGCTTGCATGTGTAAAGTCCGACAGTTTCTTGTTAAGCCGGCAATACTCACAACGGCCACATGCTTTGGGCTCTACCTCCCCCATCATCACCTTACGGTAGCGATCTTGGTTAGCCAGGATCTTGTCCATTGCTTCCCGCATCAGTTGCCGATCTTCTTCACTTTCAAAATCAATTGCCATCTTATCTGGTATCGATTGTTTAGACGCTGCAAACATCAAGGGGGCTAAGTCCTTACCAAATGTCTGCTTGCTTAGTTCCCGGTAAACTGCCATTTGCATGTGGTATTGACGATCTTCGACGAATGGTACCCAGCGCCGTTCATCAGCATTCCAATGACGCTTATGAAGGTCGTCAACCGTCTTCAAGTCACAGAAAAAGCCGTTCTTAAGTGATAAGCTATCAAGCTTTCCCTTCCAGGCAACCCCTTCAATCTCACCTGCTACGATTACTTCCTTATCACCTGGCTTATAGAAGTAAGCAAACATATCATCTGCATTGAGGGATGTAATTATCTCTTCGGCTAGTTTGTAGCTTGCTTTGAGCTTACCTTTTGTTGCTCCACGTGATGATAGTAATTCTTTCTTGTTCTCCTCGATAAAGGCTTCGTGTGCCTCTTCACTCTCAAAATAAGAGTGAACATAGTTACCTAAAATTAACGGATCGGCGGTCGAAGTTGACTTCTTCTTAGTCGGTTCCCACTCACCTTTTAACCGGGCTAGTTCCTTCGCTTCACATTCCTCGAAGTTCTTGAACTGGGAGAAACTCATGTAATCCCAGTCAGTCTCAATGGAATAATAGTTTTCTGGTGTAAGCTTAAGCATTCTCTTCACCCCCTTCTACGAAATCGTAGATGGAAGTTTGACCATCTGGTAATTCTGCTTCATTTCCTCCAGTTTTACCTTCTAAATCTTTCCCAGGATCGTTTTTAATATCCGATTCGATAACTTCTTCATCTTCCACTTTGTTTTCCTCTACGGGCTTCTCAGGGGCTTGTGGAACGTCCTTCTTTTCCTTCTTCGGTTCCTTTTCTGCTGCTTGGGCTTTCTTAAATCCAGCTAAAAGTTTATTAGATGTTACTTCCTCTTTGGCAGTGTTGGTAACGTCTTTGGGCTCTTCGTACTCCGTCTCAGTAGCAGTGTTGATCGAGCCTGTCAACAGATCGGAATCATCGCTGGTGTTGATGAACATCTTAGCGGCCCGGTTTAAGACAGTACGCTTGGCCATCTCGTCGCTAAATTTATCTTGAACTTTATTTTGTCGATTCTGACTTTGGCTCCAAGAAGTATCAATCTGGGACTTTGTCATAACCGTATAATTGGTTCGGCCGTTAGCCAGTTTAATAAAGGCGAAAGCACCCTTAATTGGCTTATCTAAATTAGTAAAGCTGGGGTTAAACTTGGTGACAATGATGTGGCCAATCTCATCAGCCCCGATTTCAAATTCGTCACCTTGATGGATAACCTGAGCATCAATGTCTTCGATGCTGTCCAGACGCTTCAGCGCAGCAACCGTCCCAAAGTATGACCGTTGCATTTTCAACTCACTGCCATAAACGATAAAGTAACACTGGTTTTTCGCCGGTGATAGGCCTTGAATGGCCATGTCTAACAGAGCGTTAGCAATACTTGGTTGTGAGCAAACATTTAACGCTAGGCGACCTTGCCGATCCTTTACCGACTGCAATCGTAGATAAGCCGCCTTCAAGGCGTTCTGAGCGTTGTAATGTGCTGGAAGGGCTAACCCTTCATCCTTCAGAGTTTCCAGGCGCCCTGCGACTTGATCGGTTAATTCGCTAGCGTTTACTGGCGGTTGTAGTTGTTGATACATGGTTAAAACCTCCCTGTGACTTCGTGCTTCCAGTCCTTTGCGTACAGAACTAATTTCTCTGCTTGCTCAATAATGGCGTCATGCTCTGCGATTGCTTCACTGCGCGTCATCGGTTCGTGTAGAACAAGTCGATTGGCATCCGTAACTAGGTGATCACCTAATTTCAACAACCGGTTCGCCGCTTGGCCGACTTTGATTTCATCTGGTGTCATGCTATAATCTCCTTAAATGTATTATTTCTTTTTTGGCTTAACGGTAGTAACTGTTAGGTCTTTTTTATGCTATAAGCCTTTTTATTGTTCATGATATAATTACCTCAAATTATCTATTAAATTTTGTCAAAAGGAGTTTGTCATGTACTCATTAGTTGCCTTGATCTGCTCACTAGTTGTTAACCTCGTCCAAGCCTTTAGCTCATATCAAAGCCGTAAGCTGAACTATAAGCTCTCACTTGAAAGCATCAAGCGAGATAAAGAAAATGACGAGAAGAACCGTGAGCTCCAAAAAGATATACTGAAGTTGAACCATGAGTTCGATATCCAACTTAAAGAGCTATCTAACAAACACCACATACGAGTTACCAAATTGGACGACAGAGTATATATCCATCGTTCATTGATTAATCAAATGGAGGAAGTGTACTTCAAGTACATCGATTTACTGCTCTCTGAAATCAAGTCATCTAAGACCATGCCAGTAGAGTTCTCTACTGAATGCCAAGCGCTATCGAGTAAGGTGATGATCTATTGCCCAGAAGCAATTCAACATATCCAAAATATCTACTCTAATAACATCAGCGATGAACAAGCTGGTGAAGGATATGACCCCAAAGAAGGACTTCAAGAGCTTGTTATAAATGGTCTAATCCCGACTCTTTCCAATAGCATCATTTCAGTTGAGCGTAATAACGCCAGTAATCAATCCAACTAACATGTAGATGGCTACAATGATCAAGAAAACGATAGGCCGCTTGTTTGGGTCGTCCCCCCAAATTGAGAAAGGAATCGTTCCGGCCATTCCTACAAAAGCACCTATTGCCGCACAAGTAACGATGTGTAACATACCATAACCTCCTTTTTGCCTGCCTAGCGGTTACGCCCGCTGGGCTTTTTTACGTTCTGCGGGTAGCTGTACTTGACCGCCATTATCAGGAATGGTAAACAGGCAATCAACGCTAAGACTGGGTGGTCGATCACGTACAATGCAACCGACAGGAAGGCCAGCGTCATACCAGCCATAAATTCACTGTTACTCATCCTTATGTCCTCCTTCGTAGTCTTCACCACGTAGCCTCATCTCCAGCTCATGGCACCGTTCAGTCAGCAGCAGCTGATTCAATGCTAAAGCGACCAAAAGTACGACTAAAATAACAATAATTGGTCCCATTATTTCCTCCTAATACTCTTGATAGACCACCAAACGGGGGTCTTGCTTACTCTTATGCTTTTGCTTACCTAACCAGGTGATGAAACGCTGGTACTCTTGAATGTCCACTCGGCCATCTGGCAGAAATACCCGCCAGCCGTCAGGGTAGTTCCCTGCTTGCTTACGGCGCCGTTGGTACGTTGACTCTGACATTGGCTTACCGTTACTGTCGTGCCATTCAGCCATAAATTCGGTCTTATTAAGCTGGTATCGAAACCGATTCATAATCATTTCTCCTTCCGTTTAGGTTGTACAATTGACTCATCTCCTAGTGAAAGGAGGTGAAAACTATGTCAAAGCAAATTTGGGTCAGTCCTCGTTCAAATGGTTGGGCTGTTAAGAGCTCTGGGAGCTCTCGTGCTTCTAAGATCTATGGCACTAAGTCAGAAGCTATTAAAGCCGGTCGTCAACAAGCTATTAATAACCATGCTGAATTGGTTAGCCAGAAGCGTAATGGTCAAATTAACTTAAAGAACTCATATGGTAATGACCCAATGCCGCCTAAGGACAAGGATTAATTCTTGTAAACTGGCATGAATCGAACCCTGAGGCCTTCAATAGTTTCACAGTCGTCATCTGTGATTACTGCTAAGATCTTGGGGTTCTTTTCGTCTGTCTCAACGATAATCCGTGAGTAATCGGACATTGGCTTTTGGCACTTATTAGTTGCCTTTTCAAACTCTTTAACCGTTCTCATTACTCATCCCTCCTTTCTTCTCGGTTGTATACTTAAGTCATCCCCTGATGAAAGGAGGTGAGAGTATGAAGTTGAAACATGATTGTGTACGATACGTCTTGCTTACGTTAGAAGCGCAGGGATTAGGTATGTTGCATTCTGGAGTTGAACTTTCCCAACTACTTCCAGAAATGGTTAATAGCCGATATTCCGAAGACGATATAACATACACACTCTTACAACTACTTGATGGTAAATATATAAATGCGGACTATCAGAAATACGCTCTTGGTTTCTCGCTGATTGTTTTTGACATAACTTGGTCCGGACATGAACTTCTTGATTCAATTCGCGATGATGAAGTATGGAATCAAACCAAGAAAGTAACTAGCTCCATCAAGTCAGTTTCTATTGGGGTCCTTAAAAATGTAGCTACTGCTGTTCTTACTGGAATCATCAAACAAAAGACTGGATTGCCGCTTTAAGCTAATCTGATAGTCATTGCCATCAATGTTTACGAAAAGGTTTCTTACTGGATGGCCTAGTATCCGTCTGTACATTTCCCTTTCATAATCGGAAACGTTTGTAATCACGCTTGCTGTTCCTGTTGATAGTAGTTGTTTATGACCGTTTTCAATTGTGTAGTAAATGGTTTCCATATTTATGTTTTCCTCGCCTGACTGTAGCTTCAAAAGGATTAATTCTTGTAAACTGGCATGAATCGAACCCTGAGGCCTTCAATAGTTTCACAGTCGTCATCTGTGATTACTGCTAAGATCTTGGGGTTCTTCTCGGTTGTATACTTAAGTCATCCCCTGGTGAAGGGAGGTGAAACTTATGAGTTATGGTTTTGAAGATATGGTCAATAAGCTTAACCAAATGCAGAGGAATATAGAGTCATTAGGCGGCACTCACTCTATTCCATTTGACGAACTTTTTGATCAAAATTTTTTGCTTGATCATACGAGTGGCACTTTTTCCGCATTTGACGACTTCTTTAAAGCTGGTAAATTTGGCAAGCTTACTTTTAAAGAGGTCCCAGATGATGAGTGGGATAAGTGGGTAAAGAAATCAACCGATTTCAATTCCTGGAGTGAAATGCAGATGAGCGCTACTCAGGCATATGTTGCTAAGAAAATTGGCTTTTAATTAACTAGTTAAGATCATTCAGTTGTTCCATCAGCTGGATGGTCTTTTCGATTTCTTCGTTCAGTTTTTGAAAAGATAGAGTTACCTTTTTTACTTTCTTTAAGCCCTTAACCCTCACATCAATTAAGATTTCTTGATTTTTCATTTCTTCATTCATCCCTATACCTCCCTACAGTCCCAGATCGTCGTCTTCTTGTTCGATAAGTGGCAGAATGCCATTTGCCTTAAGCAACTCGTACAAGAATAAGCGTCCTTTTTGCGTCCAAGTCGTGTTGATCTTGGTGTGCACGCGTCCATCATGGCCTGTAATCGGAATAGTCCGACTAGCGATGTATCCCTTGCCTTGATACTTGGCATACAGGATCCATTGATTGTTGACCTTACGTTGTACGCCATGCTCCTTCAGTAATTTATTGAAGCTTACAGCACTCATGCCGTAATCCTGAGCTACCTGTGTGGTCGTGATGTCATCTTTACTGTCGATGATCACATCAACGTAATTAGCCTTCTTGTTGGCTACTTCCAGTTCGGCAGACAAGGCTTCGATTTCCCTATCTTTATCAATCAGACGTTGGCCGGCTTGCATCAGAAGCTTGCCTAACGCTTCCTTGCTGTGAGTAATCTCGTAAGCCGTTTTGTCTGTAATATATGCCCCGTGCTTGCGGATTGATGGAAGGACTTCTGAAGCAACCCAATCCGTGAACCGCTCTGCATTTTTGGCGTGTGATTTGAATGCCAGTTTGTACAGGCCAGCTTCGCTAATTACCGTTGCTTTCTGTTTTCCACCGGGGGTCGGTAAAACACCGACCCCTTTGAATTTCTCTGGAACATTATCACGAATGGCATCAGCAGTACGTTTGTATCCCAAAATTTCAGCCACGTCTTTTCCGACAAAGTATGGTTCACCGTCAATTAGTAAAGTCCGTACTTGCTGATTGTTAAAGTCAAATAATTGGATTTCGTTTTTCATTGTTCTTCCCCTTTTTCGTTAGCTAAATTAGCTAACTAACGTTTAAAAAAATATCCAGCGGTAGATTGAGAAGCTGGCTCGACCGAATTGCAACATCAGTTGATAGCTTTACTCGACCAGTCAGCATCGATGATAAGTAGTTCGGAGTAATCCCCACCTGCTTGGCGAACCATCCTCTCTTAATTCCACGCTCTTTTAAGATCTGAGACAATAGCTCACTTGCGTTTGGTTTCAAAACCGAGGTCATATTGCACCTCCTTTCAGTTAGCTGTTTCAGCTAGCTAGCTATGTAATTTAGTATACTCGCTGAAACAGCGAAGTCAACAAAATATTTAAATAATTTCGCTAAAGTTAATAAAAGTTAGCTAAATAGTTGTATTATTTAGCTAAAAAGGTGGTACTTATAATGTCATTATTCAGTGAACGACTAACTAATTTAAGAGAGGCTAACAGCTGGTCGAAAACGTATGTAGCAAAGCAAATTGGGTTATCATCAATGCAAACCTACGCTAATTGGGAATACGGCCGAACTGAGCCGGATTTCTCTAACGTTACTAAGCTCGCCGACCTCTTTGCCGTCACCACCGACTACCTACTAGGTCGACCCGAAAACGAAAAAACCGCAAATGATCAATCACTCACGGAAAACCAAAAATTGGTTGCGTATTCAATTGACCCAGATATCACCGACGAGGAACGCAAAGACATCATAGAACTCGTTAAAATCGCTATGAAGAATCGGCGGCGGATTTAGAGGGTGTCGTCCTATGACTGACTTGGAGAAGCTAGAGGATCAATATCCAGAACTTCGATTTTGGGCAATTGATATTCCTAATCCGCACTTTCATGGGCTAATCAAAGGTACGGACGTCTATATCAACGCCAACGACGATGACTTAACTCAACTTAAGACGGCGTTACATGAGGTCTTCCACCATGAAGTAGATTACGGCGACCTCTCGGACATCCGCCGTGTGGAAGTGATCAAAGAAGAAGGCCAGGCTATCCGGTTCGCCACCCGCCTGGTCAAGGACTACGCCCAAAACTGATAAAATATATGAAAAAAGGAGCGATTCAAAGTGGCTAGAACTGAACTGACCCCTCAAGATAAAGAATATAAAAAAATTATTTCTTCACGGCTAAATGATTTACTCTCTAAAAGTGGTCGAAAGCAAATTGACATAACTAGGACTGTCGGCATCCACGCAAGCACTCTTACTGGTTACTTCAAGGGCACTAGGCTTCCATCACCTCAAAACGTGGAAAAACTAGCTAAGTATTTCAATGTTGATAAATCTGATATTGACCCACGCTTCACCCCCACCGCCCCAGACGAAGACCGCAATACTGCTGACCTCGCTGATGATGACACCATCTTCACCTTCGAGGGTAAGCCCATTCCTGAGCAGGATCTGGAATACATGAAACGGTTGCTTAGAGGCGGGAGAAAATAAGGAGGATATACGCATGCATGACGACCTAAATTTGGGCATAGGGTATCAGATCTTCGAATCATTTCCCGAATCAACCCAAGAAGCCTTTTTAAACCCTTCGGCAAGAACAATTGGCCAAGCGCTAAATGGACTAGTTTTATTCTTCACTTCGCCTTTGCTTAAACTAGGTATTGTTAAAAAAGCAGAACTAGAAAAATTCAAACATGATATCCAGCAGGAAACCCAAAAAATTCCAGAACAAAACCGTGATAACTCTAAATTAGGCTTGGTGGTTAAAGCTATAGAAGAGGCTAAGTATCAGCTCAGTGAAGATAAAATCAGGGCTATGTATGCAAAGCTGATTGCGTCAACTGTAGACAACAGGAAAAACGGCCTTGTAACCCCTAGATTGGCTACTGCTATGTCGCAAATGGGGCCAAATGACGCTGTATTGTTAAAGTACATAAACGAGCAGGAAGGCCATGTTGTCCCATTTGGGTATTTCATCAAAAAAGATAATGTAGGAACTTCGACCATATCAAAAAAGAGTATCGATTTCCTTAAAGCCGGTACTCTCATAAACCAAGATATTTCATTAGATGTTCTTGATTCGCTAGGTATTATCGAAGTCAAACATGATACATGGCTAACTAACGAATTATTTAAGCCAAGTTACGACAGATTAGAAGAATCCATCAGAGTAGAAATTCACGACAAATTCAATGCGGAAGAAACTGAATTTACCAAAGGGTGCATCAAAGTTACTGATTTTGGTGAAGCTCTTCTCCGATGCATTTTTTTATGAGCAATTCCACTGCAGCTACTTGTGCTTCATCTAACACTACTTTTCCAAAAGTATCTGATTCATAAATCACTTTCCCATGTTCTAATTTTAGCATTCTATATCTCCTAAGAATCGAGGTGGCAAAATTGACCGAGATTAGCAGCTACCTAGAGAAGGTGGCTTTTAACCACAACATTAATGTTATCTGGACTGACAAACTGGCTCCTGAAACCCCGCCAGGCTGTTCGCTTCTTTATCGCAGTATTGTTATGAATCTTAACTGGCATCACCCCACTGAAATTTCGTTTCAGCTCGCCCACGAAATTTCGCACATCTTGAATGGCGATGAGACTGATATTTGTTTCTATCATGCTACTTTCACTGGCAAACAGTCCGTTGAGTACAAAGCAAACACCGGTGCCGTTAAGCTTCTAGTTCCATTTTATTGTCAGAATGTACCAAAAGAAAGTATTAACGTCTATGACTTTATGGAATCACACGAAATACCAAGCTATCTTGACAATGTAGTCAGAGAAGAAGTCCACAACTATTATGTTTCGGGTAAGCATTGATTACCTACGTTCAAACGTGATCGACGCTAAAAGCTGAAAAATAAAAATCCCTCTCGGGAGAAAGGACATAGTAAAATGCGAAGCTTATACAAACGGCTTAAAAGTAATACTAGATTTCAAGAAATATATTTATGGATTTTCTTTATGTTCGCTTTACTAACATTCTTTTTTGATGCAATCTCTCCAAATTGCTTAGCAACAAAATGCCTAAAAGACTTTATTATGCCTGTTCTTAGCCCATTTGTATTCTTTATTCTCGGAATGATAATTACTGAAAACGATGAAATACTAAAAAAATAAATAAACATTAATCGATACAATGGAAAGAATGTAGCAAACAGCTATCGGGCTACTCCTGGACTATTGCGCCACTTATGACATTCCGGTATCTAACGCCGTGTCGTTTTGCGAGCGCTTTGGCATTTCTGGCGAGCTTGATTACATCGCCTATCTCAAAATCAAGTATATCATATAAAAAAGCGTCGCAAAGGGCGCTGGGGAGGTTTATGTATGAAAAAAATGGGTTTAAATATCGCGGTTACGTATTCGATCTAAGGCATGGGATTGATTTAATTGATAACAAAAGACATCTAAAAGCATTGACAAATATTAAAATATATTAGAAAATAGTACCAATCAATTTAAATGGTCAGCTTAAGACCGACTAGGCGGGTACATATATTTGTACCTGCCTTTTTTATTTTTTGGAGGTAAAACATGAGTGAAAAGCCGTTCAAAACTATTGATAAGCAACTAAAGATTTTAAAAGATCGGGACTTAGTAATCTTGAATGAAAATGCTGCAAAAAAGACACTTCAAGATTATGGGTACTATGAAATAATCAATGGATATAAATATCCTTTTCTAAATGACTCAGCAGATGATGAGAAAGGATATAAGACGTTATCTACCTTTGAACATATTTTTGAGTTATACCAACTAGACTCTAATATCCGATCTTCAGTTATGAGCTCTATTGAAATTTTTGAAAATTCTTTCAAGCAGTCCCTGGCTTATAGTATTTCCGAATATATTTCAGATGAATTTACAACTTACTCTAAAAAAGAAAATTACTTACCCGGCCATATTAATTCAAAAGGTAAGTCTGATCGTGACTTTTTACTAAATAAGTTGAATACTATACAAGCATTAGATGTTGAACCATATAAGCACTATAGAACCAAATATAATAATGTCCCGCTATGGATTCTTGTTAAAGGTTTAAGTTTAGGGAGTGCCATGTATTTATTTAGCCTTCTAAAAGATACAAACATCAAAGAATCAGTAATTGGGAGAATGACGGGTTTTGACCCATCGATTATCTCAGGCTTAGATGAGAAATTCAAAATCAAACAAGTATTTAGTGACTCCCTTACACTAATTCTTGATTATCGTAATTTATCGGCTCATGGTGGCCGTGTATATAACCACCGTTCCGATAAACACCAAATTTCCGTCTACTCCCCTATCTTCTATCCTAGCTCAATTTCACGAACTAAGTTTAAAAATGGATATTCTCGTAGTAGCATCAATGCTCTATTGTTATGCCTATCAATCATGGGAAATAAAGATCCCTATCTACATCTCATCTCATGGTTAAAAGTGTGGGTAGGACAATATATTAAAAAATATCCCGATGATCTCTGCTATCTAAAAGAATCCATGGAAATCAATAACCTATAAATGACCCGGCACAGCGCCGAGCTTTATTTTTGTACATAAATCGAACGTACGTTTAATTAAGGGGAGAAATATCATGTATATCGTTGAGAAAGGTAACAAATACAAATACTGCGAGCGGTACCGAGACCCGCTGACCAACAAGCGTAAGATTATTTCGGTGACGCTCGAAAAGAAAACTAAGCAAGCTCAACACCAAGCTCAAGTACTCCTACAAGCTAAAATTGCTAGGATCATGAGTCAGGTTAAACACGTGGACACAATCCCAGGCATTACCCTGCAACGCTTGGTTGATGACTATCTAGCCAACTACCGGGTGCGGGTTCGTCCGGCAACCTACGCCAACGCCGAAATGATGAGTCGATCGCTAATCAAATCGCTTGATGGTGATGCACTGATTGAGAAAATCACGCCGTTGATCTTGACCAGAACCATCGAAGGGATGATATACGGGCCTCGTCACATCTCGAACTCATACGCCGCCAAGTTCAAAATCTATCTGCACCAGCTGTTTGCCTTTGCGGTTAAGGAATCCTACCTCGACCACAACCCGGCAGACAATCTGGAGGTCGCTTACCGACCGAGTGAAGGTGGTCATTCGACTCGCAACAAATTCCTGGAGAAAGACGAGCTTAACCGCCTGCTCAAATACGCTTACGACCACAACCACACTTACGCCGTCCTCTGCGAATGGCTCTATCAAACGGGGATGCGGTGTGGTGAGGCGCTGGCGTTGGGCGTATCTGACATCGAAGAAACGCCCGATGGCTGGGTCGCTCATGTCAACGGCACACTTGAGTATACCGGCTTGAAGGTTGACGCCTGGCACAAGACCGACCAAACAAAAACGCCCGCCGGGATGCGTGACGTAGCGCTATCCAAGCGAGCGGTTGAGCTTTACCGTGATCGATACGACTATGCTGGGGGGCAAGGGTATCTATTCACTACATCTCATCATACACCAATTCAGATTTCAGCGTTTAACACCTTTTTACGGACGGCTGCCAAGCGGCTAGGGATCAACAAACCCGTCAGCTCTCATATCTTCCGCCACACGCACATCTCAAAGCTCGCCGAGTTAGGTGTCCCCATGTATGTGATCCAACAGCGTGTTGGGCATTCAAACAGCCGAGTCACCCAAGAAATCTACACTCACGTGACCCATGAAGCCCTTGTGAAAAATCGGGCTCAACTCGAAGAATTGTAGCCAGTTGGCTACCTGGTGGCTACCCAGCGATCGAAGATGGCTAAAATTCACAAACTTAGGTGGCAAATTTTAAAATTAGAGCAAAAGAAAAACCCTTGCAGAACAAGGGTTTTAGCAGTCGTAAGACTACTTAACGTCGCGGCGACGTTCAGGAATACGGGCACTCTTACCAGTCCGTTCACGGA